ATGTGCGCCAACATGGTGTCGCCCATGCGGCCTTGCCGCGCGAGCGTACGCACCCGAGACAAACCGCCGCGCGCCATAGCCATTTGCGGCTGCGAGCCGCCTTCGCGCAGCTTGTACAGCACGACCAACACCGACGCAAGCATGGTGCCGTCAAACTGCTCGGGCAGGTCATCCGGTTCGACCATTTCGTCGGCGATGGCCGCCGCGCGGATCTCGGGGTAGTCTTTCGGGCTCTGCAGCGCGAACTCGATGAGTTGAATCAGCTCGTCGATTTGCTCCGGCGACGCGTCCCCCAACTCTTGCTGGGCGACCTGCAACGCTTGTTGAAAGCGCGGATCAGCACTGGCGGTCTGAATTGCTTGGCGGATGTCCATCGTTGTTTTCTCCGTCACGACAGCGTTTGGACGAACCTATCCGCCCACTCGCGCCAATCGCTAAAGTCATAAGGATTGGGGAAGTTCCGCCCCAACGAGGTATTGTTGAGGAACTGTATAGCCCAGTTCTGCCAATTTTCAGGCGTGTCTAGCCGCCCGAACGCACCGTACGGATCCAAGTCGATAGCGACCTGATTGGCCCAGTCGACCAACCCCATGTACGTCGGAAGGGTAATATGCGGTAAGCTCATCCCAGCACCGTCTTGTCGCCAGACTCGATGTGGCCGATAATCTGCCCCATCTGGTAGTTACCATACACCGCGTTACTCTCAAACCGGACGCGCAGTTCGCGGCGCTGTTCTTTAAGCATGACGATCTGCTCGTAAGGTTTGTCGGCCGCTGCGGTCTCCGGGAAAGTGAACGTGGTGCTGAACACCTCGGGCGCGCGGGCGTTGGCGCGGCCTGTCACCTGCACCGTCATCGGGCCGCGCTGCACAAAGTCGGGCTCAATGGTGGTGATGCGTAGATATTCGCTGCGGCCCTGCACCAGAGCTGACAAGTCAGCCGTTTCAAAGTAAGACCGGATCGGGCGGATATTGGGGCCGTCGTACTCGTCGGTGAGCTGCTCGTGCACCCAAACGCGGTAACCGCTGCCGGTGTCCTCGACGCCGGTCAGAATGGGCGCGGCGAACGAGTTGTTGAACTGCCCGGCAGAGCGCCCGAAGTTGGGCAGCTCGGTGTCGTACCAGCAGTTCTCGCGCACGTTGTAGATGACGGCATGAGTGCACTCGGTGGCCTCGCCCCGGGGGTAGCACCACCACACCTCGCCGTAGCGCGGCACTTTGAAGGCGAACACCTTGGTCTTCTGCTTCGGGTTCAGCCCGTCAAAAAAGTAGTTCAGGTTCATCTGGTTAGGCACTTCGCGCACCACACCGTTGAACATCAAGAACCGATCCACGCCGCACCAGAAAAACACCCCGTCGTAGTCAACAACGCACTGCGGCGAGATGATGGAGGTGTCGGTGGCGATGACGTCGAACTGGAACACCGTTGCGCCGCCGGTGTACGTGGCGCGAATAACGGCATCGTAGGCCCAAAAGATGCCCGCCGGGGCGCTGCCTGAACCGGCGCGCAGGGGCAGCCCTTTGATTATCTTCTGCCCCCAAACGCGCGCGATGCCCGCACCACCGGCCAAGTCGGTCAGGTTGGTAGGTTCGCCCGGCTTAGACCATCCGATGATGCCGTCTGTGCCGTAGTAGAACAGGTACGGGTGCAGCGAGACGATGCCGCCCGTGGCGTTGGCGTCCGGGGGCAGCGTGACGGACTTCAAGTCGCCGGTGCCCAGTACTTCTCCGAAGAAGATTTGCCCACCCGCATCGTTGCAGATACAGTTCATGTTGGGGGCAACGTGGGCGAGGAGGTAATTCTGATTAGTGGACGAGTCGTACTGGTAGTCGAACATCCACATGTTTTGCGCAGAGTTCGCCAACGCAAACGAACCACCAGACATGTCGGTCTTGGTGTACGTGATCGTGGTCGCGGTAACCAAGACCTCGTACCCGTTAGGGTTAGAGCCCGCCGCGCTAGCCGCGCTGATTGTTATGGTCGCGCCCACGGCCGTGGCGGTATACTCGGGCGACGAGGTGTGAGCGTTGATGTTACTGGCAACGGCGGTGGCGGTCGCTGACAAGCTGGTGGTAAACGCGACCGAGCCAGACATTATGTTCACACCGTCGACCGTGATCGTGTCTACGGAACCGCTGGCGCCGCCGGTCAAAGTCACAGTCGCGGTTGCGGCGGCTGTGACGGGCGTGCGGTCGGTAATGATGGAGCTGTTACCCGTTGCGTCGATTGTGAACCGCTCAAGAGTGCTCGAGCCGCCTGAGTGGCAGTAGATGAACAGCTGCTGCGTGAAGGTTGAAAACCCACGGCTGATCTGCGTCAGGTACTTCTGCGTTGAGCGGTAGCCGCCCATCTTACGCGGCAGCCCCCGCTGCCAACGCACCCACTGCCCGTCGACGTAGAAGTCGCCTTCGTACTTCGTGCCGTCGCGCTTGATGCCTGGCGCCGACTTGAGGACAATGGTGGTTTCAGGCATCAGAACGTCCCGCCGTTGACGTTACCCGCTTGCGCCACACCGAGCGCAGCCCACGCCGCAGCTTGATCCACCGCCGTGAACAGCGAGATGCCGGTCGAGGTGCCGCCCAGGTTAATGCGCGCACCGCTGGCAGTGGTGGCGTTGGTGCCGCCCTCGGCGATCGTCAGCGGTACCGAGATACCTTGCGTAGAAGCGTTCAGCACGTCGGTACCGTCACAGTACAAAATAACGCGCTGGCCCTGCGCCACGTTGAAGCCTAAGCCCCCGCCCGAGGGCGCAATGGTCAGCGTGTACGCGCCCGTGGTTCGATTGTCTACCCAGTATTGTTGCACCGTAGCGGGCACAATCACTGTGCGGTTGCCAGTTAGCGCCCCGGTGAACCGATACGCCACGCGGTTCAACTCCGAGCCCACGAGCGTATAAGTACCTGTGCCGGGTATGCTGATGACAGTGTAATCGAACGCGAAAATGGCCGACTGGCCGAAACCGATGGTATTAAAGTTGGCACCGTCGGAAACAATAATGGCCGACTCGTCGGGCTGGAAGCTCAGCGACAACAAACCGTCAATCGTGGACGACCCCGGTGGGTCAGCCACCACTGCGCCAGAGCCGCTGTTGCGCAGGTAAACAAACCAGTTGTTACCCGCTACGGTTGGGTCTGGTAGCGTGAAAGTGCCCCCTGCGCCCGTCCACTTGAACATCTTGGCGCGGTCGGTGATACCTGCCGTGTAGTTCAAATTGAACGTGGTAACGGGAACCGACTGGCTCAGCAGCGTACCCACGGCTACGATGCCGGTGCCCGCGAGCGAGCTGGCGTTAGCCTCGCTAACCGCCGCGCCGTACTGCAGCGCCTGCCATGTGCCCGCAGCGGTGGTGTTGTTGGTCAGGTAAACCTGCCACAACTCGCCCGCGCCCAGTGTAACAACCTGCACCCCGGTAACGGTGCGCACCGTGATGGTCTGAGCACCCCGGTTGTTAAAGAGGATCGTGTTACCCGTGCCGGTCTTGTTCGCCGCCGGCAGGTAAATGCTCAACCCCGCACTGGACGCCGTAACGTCCATGATCTTGGTGGCTAAGTTTTGGCTGGTGGAGGTTTCCTCCGGCCAGCTCAGGTAAACGCTCGTCGTCAGCGTAAGCGCGCTATAACTTATCTCGCTCGGATAGATATTCGCGCCGCCAAAGACGTCGGTGTAAGTAGTCATTACGCTTCACTCCTGTTGGCGGTGCGATCCATGATGCGCTTGAGGTCTTCGCCGCTGATGGCCTGGGCGGCGCGGTCGTACATCGCTTGCCAAGTCTGAATGCGCTCGTCTTTCTTGAGGAACGGGGTGGCTTCCAGCAGCGTGGCGTAGAGCAGCAGATCGGGTGCGTACTCGGTGAGCCAGTTGGTTTGAAAGTCTTCCCCCAGCAGCGCGGGTTGCTCGTAGTAGAGTATCTCCCACGTCTGCGCGGTGGCGGGCGTGGGGGCGACAATCCAATGCTGGTAGTCGTAGTCGGCGTAATACTCGGGCGTGCCGGTGGTGGCCTCGTTGGGCCAGTAGTTGCGGATGTACTCGTACGAGCGGGCAAACACCGGCGCGTTGTCAACGGTCATGCTGACGGTGTCGCGCCAGCGGTCGGGCTTGCGGTATACGGCTACGCCAGGCTGTAGCGGGCTTTGCACGGCGCGAATAAAACCCTCAATCTTCAGCTCGCGGGCGATGCGCCGCTCGCCGAGCGTGATGAGGCGGGGCAGCTGCTCGTAGACAATGGCATCACTTTCCGCAGTGAAGCCGCGCTCAAGATAGCGCCTCACGTCTACCAACAAACTGTCATAGGTCATGCTATAGCTCATACGCGCTCCATCGGTTTTGCCGCTGGTTCAGCATGCACCCTGCGGAATTATAGGTTGGAATACGTTTCAAGGCAATTCAAGACAGGAAAAGGGCAATCTCGGCTTCCCGGCGCTTGACCAGACCCGGCAGGACTTTGCCACCACCCATCGTCCACTGGCGGAAGGCTTCTGCCGCCCCGTTCCAGTCGTCCCGGTTGGCACGCATCCTGATCTGACTGCGCTGAAGATTGCCTAGCCCTGCATTGAAGGAAAAACTGACCAGAGCGTCAAAAGAGCCTTGACGGCCAGATACGCCGGGAACAAGTCGAAGAACACCACGTTCAAAATTCCCGACATCATCACGGAATAGTTCGTCGATCTCCGTCTTAGTCCAGACACGGCTGTCCTCCGGCTTCAGGGGAAACTCGTTGCGGAGCATCCCGGTGTAGC